GCGGCAGCTCATGCCGCTGCAGCGGAAAGCCTCGACAGCTTGCACCTTCGCTTAGTTGAGTTTGAGCAAGATAAACAAGTGCTGAAAGGCTTTGTGCAAATTTCGGAAAAGGTCAACCACAAACGTGATGTGCTGATCCCGAAATACAAACCACTGGCTGAAAAATACCTCGCTGCTGGGGAAAGCTATCAAAACCCCATTTTTACAGATCTCATCGTTTGGTTATTCGACATCGGTGATCTGGAAACCGCCGTGGAATGGCTATTCAAAGCCATCGAGCTAAACCTACCCACGCCGGAAAACTTTAAACGCTCAAGCTGGGCAATTGTCTGCGCGGATTTCGTCCTCGAATGGGCAGAACGCCAGCTACCGAACGGCCACTCAATCGAGCCTTACTTCTCCCGTGTATTCGAGAAAATCGACAAAGAGTGGGTATTACCCGAAGTCGTTGAAGCCAAGTGGTACAAGTTCGCGGGTTACGGCCTGCTGATGAACGAAAAAGGCGAACCACAACCCAGTTTAATTGGTGATCTGGAGCGGTTGCAAAAGGCCAAAGCCTTACTCATCACCGCCCATGAAAAGCACGACAAAATCGGGGTGAAAACCAAGATTAACCAGATTGATATGCGTATCAACGCGATCAACGAAGGCAAGAATTTGTAAAGCTCCTACGCCGCCGCGCTCGGCTGGCGAGGTTGCAATAACCTGCGTGGTTCATTGCTATACCGTCGACCCAGTGGCTAGAGCGCACCTATTTAGAGAGAAACGCATGTTCACAGGCAGCAACACCAGCTTTCAGGATACCACCATCGAGAACGATGGATTCTGGCCAAACATCAACGCAGGAGATTTCGAACGCCTGCGTGGAACGCCAGCCGCGCAAGACGATGAGCGCATCGCTCACGCTGTGGTTAACGCCATCGCATCGGTAAACCTGCAACTGAGTGATCTGAAAGCCAAGTACATCGCCGCAGGTCATGCCAGCGCAGCAGACGTGCCAGCGTTTCCAAAAGTGAATGATAAAAACCTCATCGTCATTCAGTACCAAAGCGCCGTGTTTGCTCGGGCAAAAGCCGATTTACTGCCCGATTTCGCCACCGTCAGCCAGAAAAAAGAAGGTGATCACCTCGCTGAGCGATCACAAGAAACCAAAAACGAACTGCTGGCCGAAAGTGAACGCATCATCCGCAATATGCTCGGCAAAAATCGCGCAAGCGTGGAGCTGATATGAGTACGCAATATCAAGCGGGTTACAAGATGAGAGCTTTGAGAAAACACATTGAAGAGTGTGTAGGTGATCAAATCGCTCAAAGGCTTGAGGCTGAAATGACGGATATCTCGTTGAAGTTATTACCCAAACACATGGGCAATGGCTTCAACTTAATGCAGCAAAAATACAGAGCAGAGTTTTATTTCGACAGATTCCCGTTCAAGAAATACGACCCTGCGGTGCTATTTGCCAATGTTGGCGCATGGATTCTTGACCATGATCTTGACCGAGCGGAAAGCAATGGGCTGCGTGACCCAGATATTGATGTAGTTCTTGAAGATGAAAACAGTGCTGAAGTGCTAGTCATCATTGAATTTGAAGAAGATATCAAAATCATCGAATGCGAAAACGGTGGCATCAAATGGCGTGGGAAAAAATGGAAAATCGCTGAATACGAAATTTGGGTAGCTGAAAACCTGATCGATGTGGTGAACAGATGATAACGATTAGAGCAGACAGAGATAGCCAATTAATGCTTATGGAGTCGTTAAAACTCTTAACGTTGCCAGCAAAAAAGAAGAAAGGCTTGCTAGAACAGGCTGCGCTGATTTCACGCGAAAAATCACGTTCAAATGCTGCTAAGCAGGAAAGCCAAGAGGGAACTGCTTGGAAAGAGAGGAAGCGGCTAAGCGGAAAAAAAAGCCGAAAGAAAATGCTTCAAGGAATAGCTCGCTTAATGGGGGTTATTAGTGTTGATGAAAAGCGTGCGGTAGTCGGCTGGAAAGTCGGTATGACGTCCAAAATAGCGGCTTATCACCACTCTGGTGGCAGCTACAAAATGAGCGCTTCAAAAATCAGGGCGATAAGAGGAAAGCCAGATTACCAAGCTCAAGCAACAAAAGAGCAAGCTAGAGCTTTAAGAAAAGAAGGGTTTAAGGCTCGGATTAACGGAAGAAAACGTAGGCCAACGAATACATGGGTAATGGAAAACCTGAAACAAGGTCAAGCGGGGTTAATTATCCGATTACTAAGAAACTCCAAGCAAGTTAGAAGTTGGGACATAAAGGCAGAAACACGTCAATTTGTACAAGTGGATAGCCCTGAAATTCTTCGACTTTACCGTAAAGCAATATCACCAAGCAGGAGCAAATAACATGGCATGGCCTACCGTTATTATCAAAATCTTAAACCTGATGAATGGCCCGATTGCCGATATCGAGTGCCACTTCCTATTCGTCATTCGCGGCACCGTTTCCGGTGACGTTCGCAACCTAATCATGGTCGATTCAACCTCAGACCTTGACGACGTGTTAGCCGAAGCCAGCGCCGAAGGGCTTGCCATTGTCAAAGCCGCCCAGCTTAACGGCAAACAGGCATGGACAGCGGGCGTGATGATCCTCAGCGAAGAAGACAACTGGCAAGACGCTGTCAAAAAAGCCAATGAAGTCTCTAGCTTCGAATTCGTTGTGCTTGGCTTTGATGCCGAAACCAAAGCCATGATCGAAGATGCCATCACCCTGCGCACCGAGCTGAAAAACAGCTTAGGCCGTGAAGTCGGCGTGCTGTGCCAACTGCCCGCCATCAACAACGACCCAGCAAACGGCAAAACATGGGCAGAGTGGTTAGCCGCCACGGTCGCCATCCCAAAAGATGTGGCGAGTGAATACATTTCCGTTGTGCCGAATGTACATGCAGCAGGTGACACACTCGGCAAGTACGCTGGCCGTCTCGCGAATAAAGAAGTTTCCATCGCAGATTCACCGGCACGAGTGCAAACCGGAAGCGTGTTGGGTAACACCGAGCTGATGAAAGACAAAGCCGGAAAAGCCCTAGACCTCGCCACCCTAAAAGCGCTTGAGTCTAACCGCATCGCCGTGCCGATGTGGTACCCAGATTACCCCGGTCAATACTGGACAACTGGCCGCACCCTCGATGTGCCAGGTGGTGATTACCAAGATATCCGCCACATTCGTGTCGCGATGAAAGCCGCCCGCAAAGTGCGTATTCGTGCCATTGCCCGCATTGCCGACCGCACACTCAACTCAACGCCGCAAAGCATCGCCGCTGCAAAGCTCTATTTCACCCAAGATTTGCGCACCATGGCACTCACGGGCGTGCCGGGGGAAATCTACCCACCAGAGGATGAAGACATCCAAATCAAATGGGTAAACAGCACCGATGTAGAAATCTACATGAGCGTTCAGCCCTACGAATGCCCGGTGAAAATCACCATCGCTATTTCCGTTAAACAAGGGGATTACTAATGAGCAACGCACGTTTCTCAGGCCGCAACTTTGACACCACGCTATTTGGCGAATTCGTCCACGTAAAAAGCGCCACCGCAACCATCAACGATGAAAGCGAAGCGGCATATACCCGCGGCGTCACCGATGGCTATACCGACGGCAAAGTGAGCTGTGATGTTGAAGTAGAACTCGACCTCAACCAGTTCAAAAAAATACACAAAGCCGCCCGTCGAGCGGGCAGCTATCGCGGGATCAAACCTGACGACATGATGTTTTACGCCAACAACGGCCAAGACGAAGACAAGGTGGAACTCTTCGGCGTCAAGTTCGTGCTGGCAGACATCCTCAGCATTGACCCAGAAAGCAGCGATAAATCCACCCGCAAGCTAAAAGGCTTTGTCACAAGCCCGCTGTTTGTTCGCATTAACGGTGTGCCGTATCTATCGAAAGATGATACTCGCGGCCTGATCAACTAGCGGTAAGGGCGGTTATGGATGTCATCGACGATGCCGCAAAAACGGAAGCCAAATTCCAACAAATGGCGCTGGCTAACCACAGAGCAAGGGCAATGCAAACAGCCTACTTGCCTAGCCGCACCCACTGTTTGGAATGTGACGACCCAATCCCAAAAGAGCGGCAAGAAAAAGTAAAGGGGTGTCAGTATTGCACCCCCTGTCAGGCCGCAAAGGAGCAACGATGAATCAATGGTTACAGAACCAATGGTTTCAAGAGTGGTTTGAAAAGCTCACCTCCTATATCGCTTATCTGATGTCAGGGCTCGGTGTGTTCCTCGGCTTACTCAGTATTGAACAGTGGATATCCATCTTTGTGGGTGTCACTGCCCTAGTCGCCAATATTTGGCATAAACGCGCGATGCAGAAAATCGCCAAAGAACGAGGAATCTACCTCAATGAAAATAACTAAAAAAATTTGGTGCTCAGTCGCCGCCGTGATCAGCCTTATCACGGGCGGGGCGATAGTCGGCCAAGAATACGTACAGCCAGTTGGTCAAGTGGTGATCGAAGGCCAAGCCCTTGGTGAACTACGCATCAGCCCAAAAGGGCTAGAAATTATTGGAAACGCAGAAGGTTGCCGACAAGACCCTTATAAATGTCCGGCAGGTCTAATGACTAATGGAATTGGTAACACCCATGGTGTGCCGAATCACGTAGTGACACTTGAGCAAATTGCCAAAGATTGGGTGAAAAACATCAAAGAGGCAGAGCAATGTGTAACGGACGCTGAACGTCTGTCTGGGCGAAGGTTGAATCAAGGGCAGTTCGATGGTTTTACATCATTTGTTTTCAATTTTGGATGTACCAAATTTCGAAAAAATAAAGATGGGACAGACACACGAATCTATCGAGCAATTAAACAAGGACGATTTATTCAAGGCTGCGGCCATATTCAAGAATGGGTGAAATTCGATGGAATAGTCCTGCCGGGGCTAGTCACTCGAAGAGGCTTGGAATATGCCAGATGTATGGAAGTGGATTAAAGCCATCGGCTTAGCGGCATTGCTGATCACCATCCTAGTTTTAGGGTTACAGCTCAAAGCCAGCCAAGCCGAACAAATCACGCTGAGTGAAAAACTCAGCCAAGCGCAGGCAGATAACCAAAGCAATTTAACCACCATCGCCACCCTGAAAGGGGAAGCCGCAGAACACAATGCACTGATGGTGAAAAGGCAGCAGGAACGAAACCAAAGCGAGGCGAAATTAAATGACGACATCGCAAAGCTTAAAGCGCAAATGGCAGGTATTGAATGCCACATTCCTGATGCTGTTACTCAGCGGCTGCGCGAACCGTACTGAAACCGTTTCAACACAGGTGATCTTTCGATTACCTCCCCCGGGTATGCTCGTGCCATGCAACAAACCGAGCGTGCAAGGCACATGGCCAGAAGTCGTCAGCGAAGACATTCCACGCCTAAAGCAAGCACTCAAAGAGTGCAATCAACAAATTGAAGACTATTTGAACTGGCGCACACAGCGCGAACAACCAACAGAGAGAGAAACACCATGACTAAACCTGTTTTCACAACCAAGCCTGTAACCGTTGATATTAATGGCATTGAATTTAACTTCGCACCTGGTGTGGCTGATGCCAACAACTACGCGAACAGTGTTGCGCAAGATAGCAAAGTGGAACCTGCGCGTACCTACTTAGAGCGCACCGTGGATAAAGAACAAAAAGAAGCACTGATGGAGCTGATGAATACCGTTCCGGGGCTAGTCATGGATTTATTCGGTACGGTATTTAACGCGTCTAAGGGTGGCGTAAAAATCACCCTAAAAAACTAAAAGAGCGGGTAGAGCGCATCGAAGAGAACGGCATCGAACAAGCGTTCATTTTGCGGCGTCATTACCTACCCAATGAAGATGATGACCCGCAAAACCTCGCCCGCGCACTGTGGCTGGATAAGTTAGAAAAAGAGCGCACCGAATATGCGGTGATGTCCGCAATATCAAAGCTGTTTAAACGTTAAATGGTAACCGAATGGATGAAAAGCTGATGATGGTGATTGGTCTAGTTGACCAAATCACCAAGCCACTGCAAGGCATCACCACCGAAATTAATGGAGCCATGAGTGCCGCTGAAAAAGGCATGGAACAGGCTGCAAAGGGTGGTGCTGGCTTGTGGGCGACAGGCGTTGCCATTCAAAATGCGTTGATGCCCGCCATTGAAATTAACCGCAAGATTGGTGAAGTAAAATCACTCAATGTCGCGGCGGATACCCTAGAACACCTGAAAAATACAGCGCTGGATTTTTCAGGCG